GGATGCAGCTGGCTGCTTTTTATTTCCTGCCCTTTTTTTAGATCTTTAAACATTATCATTTTTTTACCTTTTGTTAGTTGATTTGCATCTTATTAACACGGGATGCATGCAGCTGTCAAATTTTATTTTTAGAAGCTTCTGCTGCCATGACTCCAGGACCACTGGGACTAATACCTGGAGAGCTGCCCCGGTAAGCTTTTAGCTGCTAAGAGCTGCCACGGTTCAAGGACCAATTGATAATTAGTTATAGTAATAAAGGTAAAAAATTTGCATAGCAAAGTTTCACGCATGCGTGGGTATTAGTTATAGATAAAAGAAAAAAAAGTTGCATAGCAAAGTTTCACGCAATTCGCATACGTGAGTTTTAGTAATAGTAAAATGATTAAAAACTTGCATAGCAAAGTTTCACGCACCGATAGGTGCGTGAGACGTGGTTATTGCGTCAAGATTTTTTGAAAAATTTTTTTTAAATTTTCGGTAGAATAGTCAAGTATCAAGGTTCTCGGTTCACGAACCAACCAAAGTTCAAAACGTTTGGGTTGTCTCTGCGAGAGGTACTCTCGCAAGATAAAAGAGGTTCCTTTATTTTGATAATGTTCTAAATGCCAATTAATCTGATACTTTGAAAGTCCTAAATTCTTGACATCATTAGACTTGAGTTCAATCCAAATACTTTTCCCATTTATCAACCAATAAACATCTGCAATTCCATTGATTGTGTTACTTTCTATGCGAAAAATTTGACCTTTTAATTTTAATTTTTTGATACGTTGCCAAAGCAAACTTTCTGATTTTTTCATAATGTTATTAAGTCAATAACATTAAAAAAGGCCAAGTTCCACTCTCGCTTTGCTTGGCCTTAACTAGTCAATAAAACTATATCAAATTATAGGTATAATCGGAAGTTCTTTTATATTCGTATGAATTGCACCACCATTATTTCCTTCATCATCACTTGTTGGTGTCAACCAAGTTCCATTATCTAATAATATTTGTATTGGTTGGCATGACCACATCTGCTCTTCTGCCAATTCTTCAGTGCAATATTCAACTTTTACAATCGTTCTTCCAACTAAATATTTATTTATTCTTTTTTGCCAATTATCGCAAAGTTCTTTGTTATCCATCTCATCAAGTTTTTTTGTTTTTGCCATTATTACTCCTTTTTAATTTTGCCATTATTAGTTTTCTTTTACAAAGTTGCACATCAAGATTAGTTGCATAATCCCAAACAATTATAAATCGTTCCAACCAATTAACTTGTTTAGGTGTAAGTTTGGAATTCCACATAATCTCTTCATCTGCACTTCCCAATGGCGATAGATTTTCTCTATCGCCAAAGTTTTTATATATTTTTACAAGTGTCTCAATACTAACCATTTGGTAGTGCTTTTACTGTTTCACTTGGAATTGTCATATTGATTTGAGTTTGTTTAGCAATCAAAGATATTTGTTTTAATACTTCTGTACCGATCATATCACTATGTAATAAATCAGTTGCTTTTTCTTCCAACTCATCAAGCGTTTGTAATTCTTTTCCTTTTTTAGAATTATAAAATGCTTTTTTAGTTTCTGCCTTACAAAGACCTCTTAACCACTTATCAAAACCTTCAACAAGGTCATAAGTTTTATCTTTTTCTTCAAAGTATGGAAGGTTATCATTATTCCAAAGTTTTCTTGTTTGAGACCAACCATTTAATTTGTCTTCAACTTTATTATAAATTTTACGAACAAGGTCTCTTTTTTGCTCCAAAATTTTTCTGTAATTAGTTGAATACTCGTTAAAATCTTTTTGTGCTTTTAAAAGATTTTTTAATTCATTTTCCACATTTAATCTTTTTTTAAATATTGGAAAATTTTTAATTGATTGGTCGTTGATTTCGTTTTGATGTAAAGATTCAATCAACTCTTTTTTTTCTCTAAATTTACGAGAAAGTTTATTTGACCAATATTCTCTATTGTCTTTGCTTATTTGTTTATTACTCATTATTGCTCCATTGTTTATTGTTAGTTTATTGTGGTGCTTGCGTGGGAAATCCCTACTTTGCCAAAGCACCACAAGATTATTTTTATTTTATAACAATCGTTAAAAATAATCAAAAAATTCTTTTTAACCAATAGTAAATCCACCACTATTTTTACAGAATTCAGAAAACTCTTTTACGTTTTCCTCTCTAAATGGATAACTACCATCACTATTTCTTTTTTCGTTTATCTTTTCCCATTTATCGTGATCTTCTTTTGGATAATCTTTTGGTGCAAGATTACTATTATTCATTCTTCTTTGAACGTCTTTTTCAAATTTATCGAGTTCCTTTTCAACTTTCTCATTGTGTTTTTCTATTTTTTCTCTTCTCTTTTCCCATGCTTGAGCAAACTTTTTACAATGACCACTTTCAATTAAATGATCTAATTGTTTTGCTATCTGCTCTGCGTCTTCTTTTGATACCTCGTGACAATCGTTATAGTGCCAATGCTCTTGATCTTTTTCATCTATAACTTTTGTCTCTTCAAGTACGTATTGTGCTAAAGGTCGCCAATACCAAACGTTGTTTCTAAAGTATTCGCCCTTTTCATTTTTTGGATTTAAACCACTTATATCAAAACCCATTATTGCTCCTTTGTTAGTTTGTTTAAAATAGAATTTAATAATTTTTCTTCTGCTCTCAATTCTTTTGAAATAGTTTTAGAATTTAAATGTCTTCGTAGGTCCCTTTTTTTAAGGTCCAACTCTACATCTAAAAGAGCAACAAGAAATTCAAGTTCTATTTTTGTTAGTTTTATATTCATTCCTTTTCTTATCCCATGATGATAGGATATGCAAGTCTATAATTTAAAGAAAAAAGACAATAATAACCAACCAAAAAAGGCTATAAAAAAAGTAGGTATAGGATAGGCAATACAAAAATATAATATATGTGCAAAAAGATTTCCCATGAAAATAGGATATAAAGAGTAATTTTTTAATTACAACTATATTTTTTTAATTTCTTTTATTACTGAATTTGGAATTAAAGTTGTATTTCCAATAGTTTCTATTTTTTTCTTATCTTCTGACAATGAATAATCGCCAAATATCCTTGTAATACCTTTTGATTGAGATAACAAGTGTCCCTTTGTTATACAAGTCGCAAGATCAGAATTTTTTATTTGTTCAAAACTACTCCAACTACTATCACTAACAATATCAAACCACTCGCAAGAAACCATTGGATATTTTTCAATCTCTGAATTTATTTTTTTTGGAATTAAAATTTTTTTACTTTTTCTTTTTACCTTTTTCATAATTTTTTACATAGTAAAGTTTTAGGAATATGAAAAAATATTACATAGTAAAGTTTCAGGAATATGAAAATTTTTTACATAGTAAAGTTTTAGCAATATCATTTCTTCTCCTTAATTAAAATTGAAACAATACCTATTGAGGTGTTAAGATGTTTATTGTGAACTTCATTAAAAACTTGCATCCATTGAGATGTTTTAACTAATCTCTTCTGGCGTAACGTCAATGATGTTTTTGGCTTCTCCGATTTTTCCTTCAAGTTCGGATAACCTCTTCTCCAATTGTTCACGACTCATTCCCTCCAACCCAACATGTGTTACTTCTTTTTTATCTACAAACATACCAGCCATTTGGCCTGATCTGAATTCTGCATTAACAGCTACAGCATACTGTTTTTTATCTTCTGCTTTTTTACTGAGTGTTTCAAATCTTTTATATTTTTTTAATTTATCACCTTCATGTTTTTTTAATTCTTGGTTGTACTTCATTTCCATGTATCTGACTACATGTGGGTTTTTATTTGGATCTGTGAGTCTTGATGCAATTTCTGTTGGTCCTTCAGGTTTATTGGATTTATAACCAGCTCTTCTTGCAGCTTCTACCTTTGTTATCTCTCCCCAATTACTAACGTATATATCTACAAAAGCTTTCTGCTTTAAAGTTAACTCAGAGGTTGATTTCAATACGTTTTTTCTTTTTGCCATATTGACCTCTTATATCACAATTTCTCCTAATACTCTTCCTTACAAACATTTTTTTATAAAAATTTTTGCACTTTTGACGTCCTCTATAGTAATTTTTCCTGGTATTACTAGGAATTTTCCTAGTGTTTTCCTAGTTGATTTTGTTCTAGAATTATTGATTTATATAGTATTTTCCTAGTTTCCTAGTAATTTTTATGTTTTACATATTTTTTTATTTTTTGTTTGTAAGAAAGTGCATTAGGAAACGTGGTCCGAGAGCCGAGAGCCTTGCTGCCATATCTACTACCTTAGAATCATTCTAAACTAGCCCACATCTTTACAACCACGGTTCTATGAGTATAAGTTAATAGTGTATTTGTTTTTTTTCATAGCAAATGCCTTTTTTGTTAGTTAACTAGAGCCCAGGTTTTTTTATCATCTCCCTGGGCTCTTTTTTTTAGTTGAAATTTTTATTTAAACGTATATCTATTAGGAATGTTTCATATTCATCATATGATTCCTTTCTACTTAGGGGGTGGCGATTGCTCCCTGCCCTCTAAGTTAAAATTCTACTATCCACCATGACTTTAAGTCTTTTACTAATTTCCTGCCTCAAAATTTCGCAAAAAATTTTCTACATAAACATTATCAGCTAACATAATCTGCTTTCTTTTATTATCTAAATTACGTCTTAAAGTTTTACGCAGCTCAAGATTAGATTCGTTTTTAAGTCGTTGAAATAACTCATTATATTCAAACCATAAAAAATGTTTTCTTTTAAATTTTATGTCTCCTTTTTTTAATGCTTTATAATATCGATATCGAACATCATCTGGTTCCCATCCTGCCCACCAACAAATTTGATCGAAGTCTTTAGATTTAGCTATCCAAAAATGAGCATCTGTTTTATTTAAAGAACTCTTTCTATCTCCAGCTTCAATTCTACAATCTTCAAATGCATTTAAGATTACATGTCGCCATAATTTCTGTTCATTATTAATATGATTCTCGGCTAAAATATCAGCCGTAATTTTAGTGCCCATAAGTCTTAACAAGTCTGGAGAGTAAATCACGGTAGTGGCCTTTCGAATTTTTAAAGTTAAATCGAGTAGCGACCTCGTAATGTTCGTGAACATCCTCAATTAAATGAGTTATTGCTGCGCCTTGTAAGTTCTCATCTTTTATATGATCATTTATTTCTTTTAAATCTAAAATCATTTCATTTTTAGTATAATTGTCAGGCATCATCTTTGGAAGTCTCCTTACTAAAATTTGAAATGTAAATTACATTGTTCTTTACTTTCTTTTTTTTAATTATTTTTTTAAATTTTTTATCCGCGTTATGGACAAACTTTAAATCCTGGGCATCGTTTAAGAATCGTTGATCCATAGTGTCATAACCATAGTTGACACCATGTAACATAGCAAAGATAACTTGAGTTAACTTAGTGTATTCTGCATCTGTAAATTTATTGGCAGCACTAATTAAAACCTTAGTAAGATCAGTGATACCATCCTTTTGTTTTGCCATTTATATAGTCCCACGCTAATTTGTATAATAAAACTTGTTCTGCTTCTGTGTTGAAAGGGCCGTGAGACGTGGTTCCTGATCCGTTGCAAATGATACAATTTACGTAACTTTTATGATGTGTAATAATATACCCAGTACCATTACAATCTGTACACTTATTGAGTTTGCCAATGTTCTTAGTCATATAAAAATTTTTTTAAAGTTGCAACAGTTAATTGTAAAGAGACTTGGTGCCAAGTGCAATGGACTTGACACCAATTGGATGGGCTAGTGTTTTGGCTCGAAGTCTTGAAGATCTTCTAAAACTTTTTCAGCTGCAGCTTCTATTTCAGGTGCAGCATAATCATGATTTTCGTAATCTAAATTAGAGTCAGTGACACGTTCCCCACGACTATTATAGCAATGAGTGGCCATATCTTTTAATGACAAATCAAATTTAGCTAACAGATTAATAATCTTACCTACTTCAGTTTTACTAAAGATAGGATTACCATCTCCTAAAGTAGCGGTCAGATCTCTTGGAGAAACATTAGTTAATCCTTTAAGAGTCATACCATGCTCATGGTCTGTTTTTAAATAAGTATCAATCTTATCGAGCAATACTTGTTCAAACATAAAGCCTTCAGAGTTTCTAAGGAAAGCTTCACTTATTTTTATTTTTTTCATAACACCTCGTATGTTAAAGTTATGATTGACTTTATTGCCAATCACAAAAACGATAAAATACTGAGCTTATTAATCAAGCACTTTTTGTAAAAAGTTACACCTCTTGGTTGAACTATTCCCAATCTGACTCAACTTCAAAAGTCATTTGATAATCATACTTAATCTCTTTTAAATATGGTTTTATCTTGTTCCAATACTCTACTGTAGGATATGCAAAACAATGATCTGATCTCAACCAATGATCTATGGTAGTTTTTTTAATTATATTATCTTCGATTAATTTTTTCTTATTTAAATTATTTTTTAAATAATCTAGGAATTCCTCTTTTGGTGGTAAATAAGGCCTTGTTTTAAATTTTTCATCATAAGCTTCAATTAAATGTTTATTATTTTTTAAATGCTCCATGGCCACATCCATAGATAAAGTTTTTTGAACTGGTTGTTTAGACTCTGATCTGTTTGTTTTACCTTTTAATATTTTAGCTGCATATTTAAAACTATTGTCACCCTTGTCCATTGCGGTCGGAGTCCGATAAAACTTTTTTGATGGCAAGTCCGATTTCTCTTGCGATTTGTGGGACGATTGCGTTTCCGAGGGTTTTGATTCTGTTGGCTCTGTCTTTGTCCAATTCATGGGAAATCCCATTAGGAATTCCACAAACAGAGGATTCAACTTCCCACCAGGTTTGTTGTTGGCCAACACTTGATGAGGTAGTTTGATTTGTACTCCCCTCTTCTTGTTCGTTATTGGATTGTAGGCCATGTCCTTGAAGTCCGATACCATTGGAGATCGATACATCTTCTTCTCCTTCTCCAGGAATAACATTGCGTCCGATAGTTTGGCTCCGAATGTCATGTGTGGTTTGTTCTTCTTCCTCAGTACGAAACCTCCAGATTTGGTCCTCTCTACTCTCTCCGATTGTTCCCCACCTTCCTCGCAACCCACTGTCGGTGTTGGATACATTGCCATTGTTTGTGGATCCACTTGTTCTCTCAGATTCGATGGTTTGGTTCTGCCCTTCCGATGCCCCTCCATTAATTTTTTTGTCCCTGCTGCGCTTCTCGGAGGCAAGTAATCCATTGTGTTTGGAGTGGCCAATAATCCATGTTCGGTTCCTTTGGTGCCAAGCACCGATGCCCGAAGCTGGAATAAGGAAACATTGGACTTCGAAACCTTCACTTTCCAAGTCGTTGAGCACCTGTCTGAGTACCATGCCGTCTTGGAGGTTAATAATTCCTTGCACATTCTCCCCAATAACGAATTCTGGTTTAATTTCTTTAATGAGTCTAAACATTTCTGGCCAGAGATAGCGGTTGTCGTTTGTTCCTTTTTGTTTTCCTGCAACGCTGAATGGTTGGCATGGGAATCCTCCAGTAATGACATCTGCTTCGAATTCTTCTCCTTTGACATTTCTTATATCTCCTTCAATTGGTATGTTTGGAAAATTTTTATTTAAAACTTTCTGACAATATTTATCAAACTCTACAAACTTAATAGTATCAAATATACCAGTGGAATGAAGGCCTAAACTAAAACCTCCTATCCCACTGAATAAATCTAATACTTTAAGCTTATTGTTCAATCTGATCTCGCATTTTTAAAAACTTTAGTTTAGCGATTTTAAGCATACGGTCAAACAAAGGTTCTGCTTTGACCGTATGTATTTTATTTCTCAGTTCTCCATTTACGTAAAGTGTAACGTTGTTACTTTCTAAATCGAGTTCTATTGTAAAAAACTCTTTACCCTTTATCTTTTTTGGATCCATTTGAACCACCGTTTAAAAGTTTAGTACGATACACTGCATTAGGAATTTTATTTTTCCTTGCTTGATGGTCTACATAATCATTTAATATTTTAGATATCATAGCTCCTGGAGCTCTGAATTTATCTTTACATAAACCTTTGAGCAAATCAAAATCAGTTTTCTTTATTGCTACAGATTTCCATTTACTTATGTCCATCTTTAACCTCCATGTCAGGTGTTAAAACTAATGGCTCCTTAAATGAAGTGGCAACAGAAGATTGTTGATTCTCTCTAAATTGTTTAAAAGGATCTAATAAAGCTACAGTTGATTCTAATTTTTTATTAGTTTCTTGAAGCACTTTTAGACTTCCTTCTAATGCATTTAGTCTATCTATTAATACATTAAAAGTATTTTCAAGTTTCTTTAATGCTGCATCAAACTCATCATTACCTTGTGGCAGTTGTCCTAAAGGTAAACCACCTTGTGTGTGGTTCTCATAAGTTGGGTGGCTTTCTGTTGATACTCCGTTACTTCTTGGTTCTAGTATGATTGCCATACTCATCCTCCTTTGTTAATTGTCGGCATTCTAATTCATCTTCTAATAAAATAGTTGCCATGGTTTTATTAAATGGATAGTGCTTTCTGTTAAGACCATCCGTGAAATGCACATCAGCAATTGTATCTACATACATATCGAAGTGCATTGAGTCTTGTATTATGCTGCCATCCCAATCATAATCAGGAATTAAAGATAGCTGCTCATCTACTTGTTCAAATATCGTTTCTAATATTTGACTTTTACTTTTTTGTTTTTGCATGAAATCTTACATATACGGGATATTATCATAAGTCAAATACTATTGCATTGTAATTTCAAAAAAGTATAAATAATTATGGTTATCAAATTTATATTATTAAGTATGTTTTGTTTTAATATAAATGGTGAGGTTAAATGTGGAGAATACATGAGAAATAACCTCACAGATGCCACAGAATGCTTATCCATGGCAAATGCTATAGGTAGAGCCCAAAAACGAAAAATGGAAGAAAGAGAGGGTAATTTGGCTGAATATAGGGCACAATGCATAGCAATTGACACTAATGGTTACAATGTTGACCATTCATTCAAAATATCCTATAATATCTCATGAAGGCTTATCGTATCATAGCTTATCAAAACAATGTGCGTGTAGACCAAGTAGTCGAGGCAGATAATGATAAAGCTGCATTGAATAAGTTTTCTGAACTAGTGGACCAGGGTAAGTGTGAAATCACTGAAGATGGTTTTACAGGAAACTCTAGGATCCACGTAACATACGAGGAACTAAAATGAGTCCTGAAAAAATAAAGTTGTTGAAAGAACTTCAAGAACTTGAAAACAAATGGTCATCCGAGTTGTTAACTCATGGTGGTGTGCATACTGGAATGACTAAGATAGAGTCTGATATTAAATCAAAAAGAAATGAGATTAAATATCAAGATGTACAAGAAAACTTACAAGCAACAGCATAAGTTTTTATTGTAATTTAAAAATTGAATTTTTCTCGTAGGCGTCTTTTCGGCAAAACAAACTCATAATGATTTATAATTGCTAAAAGTTTTTCTCTTTTACTAACACTGTATGGTAAAAATAATTTTGCTAAGGTGTAAGCTTTTTGATGAGAGCATCTCCATCGCCATTGATCTTTTTTATTTAAAGAACCTTTTGCTTTACCTTTAAAATGAATTGTCCCTAGTTTAACAATATCATAAAAATTTTTAATACAATCTAAATCTGTCATTGCAACTTCCATAGCAACATTCCATTTTTTATAAGTCTTACCATTAGGACTTTTACAATTGTATCTTGCGTAATTTATATTTCCTTCTCCATCAAATAATCCAGCTGCATAACTTATTAAATCTTTATTATCGTGTGGTAAATTTTTTAAATTCATATTATTTAAATATAACAAAGTTTATTACTTGTCTATAAGGATAATTTATTGGGCAAGATGCAGCATGTTTTAATTTACTATCAAACATTACTGCCCTACCTTGTTTGGGTTTAACTTTTTTAATTATTTGTAAATTATCATTAAAAAAAATAGTATCTCCGTCACTTTCATTTACATAATAAATTATACTAAAAAATTCGGATCCACTTAAATGTATATCATCATGTATAGGCCCATGATTTTCTTTGACAGCATTTGGGTATGGAAATGTAGTATTCATTTTAATTCTATAAATAAATTTATTTGATAATTTATTTTTATGTAAAAGATAATATACCAAAGGAAAAAATTTATTATCAATTATTGTATTACCAGAAGTTTGAAAAATAACTTTTACAAATTGTGGATAATCTATTGTAAATTCTGTACGATATTGATCTATTACATGTTTATCAACACTGGAAACATCAAAACCATGACTATCATCATCTTTTATTAAAAGTTTTAAAGACTGTTGTTCTTCAAAGTTTGCAAAATTTTCTATTATTTTTATTTCATTATTTAGCATCACCCCAACTATCTCCTATGCCTTTATCTACAACTGATGGAACTTTAAACTCTATGGCATTTTCCATTATTTTTTTTATTTCATTTGCATGTGCATCATCTTTAATATTAAAACAAAGTTCGTCATGTATCTGTAACATTGGTAAATGTCCTTGATTATAACAATCTAGCATCGCTTGTTTAGTTTGATCTGCAGAGGATCCTTGAATTAATCTATTAAGTGCTTTGTAAGTGTATGCTCTTTTTATGTTATCTTTTCCATATTTGGCTACAGCATCATCAAATTTTTCTGCAACATGTAGGCCAAAGTCTTTTGTTTCCCACATATCAAATCTACATTTACGACCTTTCTTAGTTCTAATTACTCCTTTTTCATCTGCTGCAAACTTACATCTATCTGATAATTTTTTTACAAAAGGTACTTTGTTATTATATTTAACTATCAATTGATCCGCTTCATCTTTACTTACTCCAAGTGATAAAGCTAATTTATTTTTACCCATTCCATACATTAAGCCTAAGCCAATAGTTTTAGCCTGGGATCTTTCAATACCCACTAAGTCTGCTACCGTTTGATGAAAGTCAGCTTCTGTATTATGATATGCCTCCACTAATTCATTAGACCCTTCATATCCATCTCCAATTGATGCTGCATAGTGAACCGTCATTCGTGGTTCTTGCTGAGAATAATCAAAACTACCCCACTTATAACCCTCTTCTGGTATAAATAAACTTCTTATTTTAGGACCAAAGTCTTTATTTCTAGCTGGCACTTGTTGTAGATTTGGGTTACTCATACTCAATCTACCTGAGACTGTGCCTCCTGAGTCAGATCTTAATTGTTGTATCTCTCCATGAATTCTACCGTTAACTTGGTACTTCATTATAGAGGATAAAAAAGTTCCATGAAATTTATTGACCTCTCTTGCTTGCACAATTAATTGTGCTATTTTGTTTTTATTATTACTCAACCAATTTTGTGTAAAGGAAGGCTCTTTTGTTTTTTCAGTTCGTGGATAATCTAGTTTCATTTTGTCGAAGGCTTTGGCAATCTGGCGTGATGCCCAAATGTCTACTTCTATTCCTGATTCTTTTTTTATGGCCAATAGTATTTCTTTCTCTTGGTTCAACATTTCTTTTTGTAATACTTCAGCTTTTTCCACTTGGACTCGGATTCCTCGTTGGCGCATTTTTATAAGCACCGGGAGAAGATTAGATTCTAGTTCCCATATGGTTGTTAAACTTTGCGTTTGTATCTCTTGTTTAAATCTTTGCCATAACTTTAATGTAAGCACTGCGTCTTGCTCTGCATAATATCCAACATGCTCAGCGGGTAACTTCCACATCTCTGCTTTTGGATCTATACCATGAGCTGCTGCAGCTTCTCTTAATTCTGTTTCTGCTTTTATTTCTCCAAGATAATCTACTGATAAACTATTCAAACTGTATTGATATCTGTTTTCATCTATGAGTGCTGCGGCTATCATCGTATCTATAATTGGTCCGTTGACCGTGATGCCTGATGCTTCAAGCCAACCTACGTCATACTGTGCGTTATGAAATATTTTAGGACAAGGTAAACTACAAACTTTTTTCATGTAAGCTTTTACTTGTTCAGGTATCATGTTACCACCACCTAAATGGCCAAATGGAAAGTATCCTTGCCATCCATCTACTGCAACTGCGAAACCTACAATTTCTCCTTTACCTAAAGCCCAACCAGCTCCAAGTCTATCATTTATACCATCGTCTCTAGTTTCTAAGTCTATTGCTATTTCTTTTGCATTAGATAAATCTTTATATTCTAATGGTGTGTTCCAAATAGATTTTTTAAATGTCAGTGTTAGTTGTAAGCCTTTGCTCATAATCCTCTAATGGTATGTGTTTTAATTTTGCATAATGTTTTGGACAGTAAAGTTTTTTCATTTCCACGAAGACAGCTTTTTCACTACACTCACAGCATCTTTTTTCTTGAATTTTTTGTACCAAGATAGATCTCCTATTGTTTTTATCCATGATGTGTCTCTACCGTTTTGTTTGCACCACTGTAAATGATTCTTTAAAATGGTAGTATAAATAAGTTTATCCTCCTTCATTGTCTTTTAAATGTTGTATTTCTAAATCACAATAATGTTTTATCTTATTTAGATCTTCAATTGATTTACCTTTAGTCAAATACCTACAAACATACTTAATTACATTTGCTTGAAAAGGATTAAGGCCATTTTTTCTTATGAAAGTCCAGGGCTGAATAAAAAAAGATTTATAGTGAGAACCTCCGACTTGCTTGTCATCAGGAAAAGTTTCGTCAAATATATCTTTATTTGTCATTTTTTTCTTGGACATAAATTAAATAATCTGCACCAATTGGGTAGTTAAACTTATAGTCAGTTCTCAACAAATGTAAAGTTTTTCTTGCACGAGTTGCACCAGTGTACCAAACTTTTCTTTCATCACTTTTTTCTTGTTTAGATTTATGACTATAATCAGATGGAAAATTACCTTTGCTGTATAAAACAACATGATTAGCTTCCCCACCTTTAACTGAATGAATAGTATCTATTGTAATAAGTGGATCCTTATCTAATTCTTTCTGTCCATATCTTCTTAATAATCTAATAAAATGTCTTACTTGTCTTGGTTTAAAATTTCTTCTTAATATCCAATACCAAGGTTTCTTAGCATCCTCATCTTTCAATTCTAAGCCACACCACTCTTTTAAATCGTTAAAATTATATTCTGTAAAATCAGGTTGTGCTCTCCAAAATTTATCTGTTCTATAATCTGGATCTGCAAGTTCTCTTATAAATTTATACATGTTCCTTGCTTGTTTCTTATCTAATTTTTTATTTTTTGTAATTGCAGTCCAAGCTTTAATTGCTTCCCATTGCTTTTCATCAAAGCATTTATTGTCTCTATTATCTTTGTAATATAGGCCAGCATCTTTAGCTAACATTCTTAGTTCATTAACTGTCTCAGTAATACGGCCAAGTATGTACCAATCTTCTTTTAAATTTTCAAAAGGAATTTCTTTAAACGATAAATAACTCTTAACATAACCTTGGCTCTTTCCCGGTAGATATTCTTTTTCTTCACTATCTCTTATACCTCTTCTTATTACTTGTGAGAATTGATAGATAGCTTCTCCAAATCTTTGAGTCTTTCTTAGTTTTACTTTTCGACCTGGAAAAAACTTTGTAAAATATTTTGGATCTGCTCCATTCCATTTATATATACCTTGATCATCATCCCCTGCTAAGTAAATTCTATCTGCCTTCATAGCCATCTTATAAATTACAGACCATTGCAGCGGTGTACAATCTTGAGCTTCATCTAAAATTAAAACCTTGAGCCGTGGAAAGTCAACCTCTTTTATAGTTCTTTCAATCATGTCATCAAAATCTATGAAGGATCTTTCTCCCCCACCTTGTTTATAATGCTCATAAGTAGAGATCTTACGATTAAATACTGTTAAAGAATCTTTCTTATAGGACTCTTTTTTATAAACCTTTTCTGGATCCATAAGTAAGTTTCTTGCTTTACTATATATACCAAGCGACCAATCCTTAAATGTAAACGTATCATCTGCTAATCTTTTGTCAGATGTTTTGATTATCTTTGTCTGTAATGCAAAATCAATTGCACAATGTTTAGGATCAAATACTTCTTCTTGAAAATATCTTCTACAATATGTGTGTAGTGTTTTAAATCTTAGAAAATCCTCTGAAGAATAATTTGGAAAAGCATCCATGGCTCTTTTTACTGCAGTATTAACAGCCTTATTTGTAAATGATAAGTATGCAATATCAGATGGCTGCACTCCTCTTCTTAAATAATTTTTTAAAACTCTTTCAATTAGAGTATATGTTTTACCAGTTCCTGGAGGACCAAAGATCTTAATAGTTTTTCTATATAAATCTTCTAATATTTTAAGTTCTGAATTTTCCTGTGTGGAATTCATCATCCATCTCCGAAGGTTCGTTTTTCTTTTTAGTAGGTTCAGATGGTGTAGGTTTATAATCAACAAATTTAGGCATTGTTACATACCATACATTTTTTTCTCCACTACCGGGATGATACTCTAATCTTTCACATCCTAAAAGATTAAATGCTTCATTAGCTGATCTGAACACTTTATTTTTACCTAAAAAATTTTCAAATGTTATTCTTTTAAAATAACAAATATTTGTTTCAGAATCTAATACAACATAATTATCTTTTAATTTATTAAAGTCATCTTCTTCAATGTGATTTTCAAAAAACTTTTTAAGAAAACTATATTTTTGTTCTCCGATATTATCTTCAAATTTCATCTGTTCATTCTCTACTGCTTTCTTAACAATTGTAGACATTAACATTTCAAATGGTGAAGGACCCGATCTTGGCCTTGGTAATGTCATCCAAAATATTCCATACTTTAATAATTTAACTCTCCATGATTTTTCATCTTTCATGTCTTCAGGATTGACAACAATTTTCTCTCCTTGAAAGTTAAAAGTAAATTCAATTGTCGTTGGTGTTCTAATAAATGTAATATCATCAAAGTCATCTATTAAATCTGGTACTTGGCTGCCTATACCAAGCTTTCTAAATTTACATAAATCTTTATTACATATGGGTGTAATTGCACCAAACTTAGGTGGACATTTATAATTATAATCTTTTTTAGTTACAGATTTTGCTACAGAGTTTTTAACTTCATTAACGTCTAAAGGTGTCACAAATATTTGTTGGTTTCTTTGTGCAAGAATATTTGTCATCTCTTCAATATTAATTTTACCATCTCTCTTTTTCATTTCTAAAACACCAACATTATAGAGTAGATCATTTCTATGGTTGCCTGACCATTTATCCATAATCATCTTCTGAATACATGGTGGGTAATGTTTCCAATCTTCTTCAGGCTCATATTCCTTAACTTTAATGTTTGATAATTGTTCAATTGTTACAGTTTTATTTTTAACTAAATCTAAAAATCCACCAATCATTATAGGTGTATTGTTTTCATTATATGCAAATTCAGTGGTAGCATTCATGTTGAAGTATGGCATGTTCATACATTTATTCATCGGAAATACTTCTAATGCTTGAAAGAAATTCTTATTCCATTCATGTAATTTTTTTAAAACGTCTTTGACTGGGCTCCAATCATTTAAAAATAAAAATAAATGTAAGCCACCAGATTTAGATCTAACTGGTATCAATGGCAGCTGATTATCTCTAAGAATATCTATTACTTTTTTTTGTGAATAATCTTTATAACTTTGTGGGTCTATATCTATACAGCCCCATTTACATAAATCATCTTTTTCAGGTTTGATTCCAATTCTTTGTTTACCATCCAAATGATCCTTCCATAATTTAAGAGTAACTGGTTCGTGAACCGTGAATGTTTCTACTTGAACCTTGCCCCGTTCATCTACTTCTCCCGTAGAAGAAGTAGTGATGAACAGTTCAGAATTACCCTCAAATATTTTTAAGAGTTGCTCCTCCATAAAATTTAAAATGGAACAGATTCTTTATTTGCGCTATTTCCTGCTGATTGATTATCATCATCAAAATTTACTTTTCCGAAAATATCACTCTTCATAGCACTCTCATAAAAGGCTCTTGTAGTCTCTAAAGTTTTTAAATGCTCTGCTGCAGTTAAAAATTTATTAAAGTCTACAACCCATCCATACCAAGAGTTTTGTGAATTAGACTCTTTAGTAGTAGATAGTTTATATGCAGTCGACCAAGATGGTGGATTGTACATACCCTTACTACCTTGTGCTCTTCTAGACATGATCATAGAATTCCATGTCTTTGATTTTTTCTTCTGAGTAGATTTCATGGTAATCAATGCTTGTTCTAATGGATTATAATTTTCATCCAAAATATAAACAAAGTGATTTCCTGTATCTTCAACATAGTTTCCGTTTTCAAGTCTATCCTTGTTATCGGCACCTCTTGTTGTTTGACTCATAATTGATGGATCAGTATGAATAGCTACAGGTCTTCCTGGACTATCTCCTTTATCTTTCCACTCATTAAAAGTGTTTATGTAAAGACAAGGCACTACAATTAATCCTTCTCTACCTTTCCAAACTTTACCAGATGTTTCACTCCATATGTCTCCTTGCTTAGCAGTCTCAACATATTTTCCATCAGTCTCATCTAAGACTGGAGAGTTAGCATAAAGTATTTTTAAGATTGGTAGTTTTTGGTCACGAGCTGTTACAAACTCTTGACCTTGTCCTGCCATCTCTTCTAAGTTAATAGCAGCTGGCAGATTTGTTTCTTTTTTCGTCATTGCTTTTTCTTTAGTAATCATTGTTACTCCTTCGTGGTTATTTTCGTTTTATTAGCAACGTAGGTTCCAAACAGTTCAGCAGGAACATCCTTACCCAAATCTTGAATTTGTTCTCTTACAAATCCTCGTAAACTACTTGGGTGTACAGTTGTTTTTTGCTTAACTGGTAGACCTTTTGATTTCAGCTCTTCTACAATTGATTTAGCTTCATTATCTTGTTTCATGCCAAACTCCAAAGACACTTGATTTTTTATCAAGTCTCCATGGCCGTTGTCACGTAACCATTGAAAAGCCTCTTCACTTTTAGACGCTGGTATTCTTGCAGAGTAGAACGGTTTAACCTCTACGGATATTCCACCTTCGAGTTTTATTAACTCTACACCTGCTTGTTGCATTAAGTTTGGAATTGTTTGCTCAGAAAGAGTAGTCTCAACATCTTTTAACTTCTTTAGTTCTTCTTCAGTCGCTTCTATTTTTTTCTGAGTTTCCAATAACTTTTTGCAAGAATCGGTAATGTTCGTTGACATTGCCAAGTCTATCCTTACGATAGATTCTGCTTCTAAGTCCATAAGAACCTCCTTGTGCGAATCAATATATTATTTAATTGAAGTTTGCAAATAAATAAAATAAAAAAATTCGCAATGTATAATTATAAAACAGAACCGTTCAAACATCAAAGGCAAGCACTACGTGAAGGTGCAAAAGATTATAACTTTGCATATTTTATGGAGATGGGAACTGGTAAGACTAAAGTAGCTATTGATAATGCAGCTTATTTGTTTCAAGATAAAAGAGTTGATTTCGCCTTTGTTATTGCACCTAATTCTGTTTATCGTAATTGGTTAAAAGAAATACAAACACATTGTCCTGAAGATTGTAATATTTTTATTTGGAAAGTTACAAAAGAAAAAAAATTTAAATTAGATCCTAATAAACTTACATTTATATTGATGAATGTAGAGGCACTTTCTCATGACTCTGGTAAAAAATGGTTGGAAGAAAAGCTTACAAAGTATGGTATGCGGTCTATTATTATTGTAGATGAAAGCACTACTATCAAAAATTTAAAAGCATCAAGAACAAAAACAATTGTAAAACTTGGACAATTGGCAAGATATAAGAGAATTCTTACAGGATCTCCTGTCACTAAATCTCCATTAGATTTATTTTCTCAATGCGCTTTTTTAGATAAGAAACTATTAGGCTATGATAACTTTACTGTATTTAAATCTAGATATGCCGTGATGTACAATATTGAAAAAGGTGGATACAAAATACAGATACCTAAGTATTATGTAAACTTAGATGAACTTGAATACAAACTTAAACACTTTTCTTATAGAGTAAGAAAAAAAGAATGTTTAGATATTCCTGACAAAATGTACATACAAAGACATGTTGATTTATCTGCAGAACAAAACAAAGCTTACCAAGAATTAAAAGTATTAGCCATGGCTAAGATACAAGATGAGAAAGTTTCTTTTAACAACAAACTTACTGAACTACTAAAACTTCAACAAGTAACAAATGGTTTTGTAAAAACTAATGATGATAAAATAGTAGAATTTAAAACTAATCCTAAACTTAATGAACTCATGAATATATTTGAGGAGACTGAGGACAAGTGTATAATATGGTCCAATTACGTACACAATATAGAAATGATTAAAACTAAACTTAGGGAGACATATGGCTCAGACTCAGTGGTTTCGATATACGGAAAAGATTCTGTTGAAGTTC